TTCAAATCATAATAGATACTTTGTTTTTGGAACTTATCTTTGTTGGGAATAATATGTTTCTTTTGTTGGGTAATCCATTTATGATAATGTGGTTGTGCTGTATAAGCAACACTATTATCAACATTTAACAAATCATTCTTTATTTTTCGCAGTTCCTTTTCCAAATGTCGAATCCGTGCTTCTCTTTCTTTTTTGGTAGGAAATATTTTTCGTATCTTCTCAACCATCATCTTCTTCCTCCAAACAACATTTACAAAACGTTCCACATAATCTACATAATGTAATTGGATGTTATTTTCATACATAGTCATAATGTCTTCACATAAATAGGAAAGCACATTACTCATATATTCATAATCCAATTGCTCTGGTTGCGTATATGGTTTGTAATGTTCTGTATAGAATATAGTAAGTTTGTCTTTGAGTTCAATCGTTTCTTTCTTGGGTGGTTTTCCAGTGTTGGTATGCTTTTCCCCACAAACAACTTTCATTACATTCAAAATCAATACCTTATCAATATCAGGCAATATGTGATTACTTGTTTCGTAATGATGAAGCATATACAATTTTAGGAATTGTAAAGTATGAATAACGATTTTATGTGCCTTGATAACAACATCATTAATTTTTGTTGTGTTGAGTTCATGGTGTTTCAGTATGCTTTTCAGCGAGGTTTTGGTGGATTTGAAAAACTCGGGTGGTTTTTCTTTTGGGTTTTCCATCCTATATACTTACTAAACATTTTATTTTAAGTAATTTCGTTAATAAACAATATTCCTAAATGTTTTCATTATCCGTTTTTTCTTCCATTTCTTTTTTGAGGTTTTCTTTTCTTTTCAAATATTCACGTCTGTTATATTCTTTCTTTTGTTCTGGTGTAGGTTTATAATCACTTTTATAATTTGTTTTTTGTTGATATTCTTTTGCTCGTTGTTTTTCCTTCTCTTTATTCTTTTCGTAATACACTTTTCTACTTGCTGGCGCGGTGTATTTTTTGAGATGTTCTTTTGTTGCTTGTAATTCATATTCTAATTTAGCATTCTTTTCTGCTAATTCCTTTATTATTTCATCTTTATCCATTACGATACTATATATAATAAAAAATATTTATATATTTTTCATTATATTTATTGTAACATTTTTGTGCGAACTTAAATGTCCAAAGGTGTATATTATCAAACGGTTAATCTGCATATGATGGCATCGCGTCAATATCTATTACATCTACGTTGTCATCTGGTGTGTCTATTTTATATTTACTAAAAAACGGATATTCTAATTGATTTGCTGGTGTATGCTCATGAACCGTCCGGGCTATCATTTTATAAAGTCGGAATTCAGGGAAACGCTCATCACCATTTTTCTTATATAATATATTTTTCGAGTCATCATCTAGACACCATCTATATATAGTTTGTTGTAAAGGAGTCATTTTATTTACAGGTTCATCGTTTATTATAAAATCATAAATGGAGGTCCCTAGACGACATAAATCGAAACTATAATTCGGGTCGATCCGAGGGTGCTTTTTATTATAAAATGGACCAAAATTATACTGCGTCGCCGCGTCACCGCCTGGATAGAAACTATCACTACAAAATAGTTTTCCTTTGAATTTATATATACTTCTACCAAAATCAATCAATTTGAATATTTTACCGTATGTTGGGACTTTATAATATTTACCGTGAACCTTATAATATATAAATTCCTGTTTTGTATTGGTATACATAATATTATTGGTGTGAAGATCGTTATGTGTAAAGTGGAACATCTTTTGATATGTTAATAATGATAATATAACTTGCATTAAAGCCGAGCAACCATTATTTTCATCTATTAAATCTTCTTCAAATAAACTATCAAGGGTTCCCTCGCATTTTTCTAGACATATCATTTGAATGGGAAAATTATTTATATACGCGTACATCTCTTCTTCCTCTTCTTCCTCTTCTTCTTCTTCTTCATCATCATCATCATCCTCTTCATCATCCTCTTCATCATCCTCATCATCATCCTCTTCATCATCCTCTTCATCCTCTTCATCATCCTCATCATCATCCTCTTCATCATCCTCTTCATCATCCTCATCATCATCCTCTTCATCATCATCATCATCATCCTCATCCTCATCCTCTTCGGAATTTGGTTTTATATACACCTCTTCCAATGATATATCGGTTTCAACAATAGTATTGGATGAATCAATAACAATATTGGTAGAGTATTCGTCGAGAACAATATCATCGGATAACGCTTCCAATATTTCTAACTTAGCACGTTTATTTCTTGTATCAGACGAATTTAAATTCCTAACATTACAGTCAGATATACTGTAAAGCACGTCTAAATTATTAATAAAATATTTAGAATTGTTTAAATACTCATAATCATCTGCAATATTAAATTTAAACTTATCTTGCACAGCCAAAAACGAACCATGGTAATCTATTGAATGAATGAAATTATGTTTATGCAGGGTATGACTACATAAAAATGAGAAAAATCCATCTATATAAGACGCATTATCAATATTTGCATAATTAGATGATACATCATTTAGTTTAGGTAGTTTAATTATATCAGCAGTGTTTTTTGTTAGTTTACCTATTAAATATCTTACAGGGTCGGTTAATGGAGAGTATTTGATGAAAGTTTTACGCGGGATAATATCACCCGATGGACCGATAACAGTATCAAAATCTTTGAAATGATTGACGTGGTTCAATTGGAATGAATCATAATTTCCTTCATTCATATTAAAAAAAAATGAATGGATGGGTTGATAATTCTGTATACTTGTAACATCAAATGGATTATACTTATTGATAATATCTTCATTACTACCATTAAACGTTTTTTTAAGTATGACTGTATCAATCGAAGGAACTTTTCTGTATGTTATAAAAGTATCTTTACCGAATGCGGACATATAAGTTTAAATAATATTATATTATTGATAAATAAACGTTTATTTCGTTTATAAGAATAAATATATTTATTGTTCTAAAATATATCATTCATGACTTTAGAATTGAGAAAATTTAATATGCGAGACATCACATTCAAATCTAATGAAAATAAAGGTCCCGTCGTGGTATTAATAGGGAGACGTGATACAGGGAAATCATTTCTGGTTAGAGACCTGTTATTTTATCATCAGGATATACCAATCGGCACAGTAATATCAGGAACAGAAGCTGGTAACGGGTTTTATAAAGACCACGTGCCACGATTGTTCATTCATGATGAATACAATACAGCATTAATCGAAAATATATTAAGACGTCAAAAGACCGTTTTAAAGAATGTAAAAAGAGATATGGAAACATATAATAAAACAACAATAGATCCCAGAGCTTTCGTAATTATGGATGATTGTTTATATGATCAAACTTGGACACGCGATAAAATGATGCGTTTATTATTTATGAATGGTCGTCACTGGAAGGTCATGTTAATCATCACGATGCAATACCCGTTAGGTATCCCACCAAACCTAAGAACAAATATAGATTATGTTTTTATTCTTAGAGAACCTTACTTAACAAATCGTAAGCGTATTTGGGAAAATTATGCAAGTATGTTTCCTACATTGGAGTCATTTTGTTCTGTTATGGATAATTGCACTGAAAATTTCGAATGTTTAGTTATTAATAATAATGCCAAATCGAACAAGTTAACCGATCAGATATTCTGGTATAAGGCAGAAAATCATCCCAAATTTAGGTTAGGGTCGAAAGAATTTTGGGAACTGTCTGAAGGTATGAATTCAGACGACGAAGACGAGGCATATGACCCCAATAAAGATAAGAAGAAAAAGGGTGGTAATATAATAGTCAAAAAGAATAACTGGTAATATGGTGTAATGTAGTCAATTATGATTATAAAATCTTTGCTTCTGATGCATCAGAAGCAAGTTTCCAAAATTGTTTATGCTTAGATAAACATAAACAATTTAATGATACTTAAATACAACTAACACCAGAGGTGGTCACAATAATCTTTGCTTTCTCTGTACAGCAAGCAATAAAAATCTTGCTCATTCTGGTGCATGAGCAAGATAGAAATAGGAGTAAGTTTTTCAACAATAATGCTTTTGATTATATAAACATAAACAAGTTAATGCTACTTAAAGACAACTATATATGTTATATTATAATGGACGCATCGCTGAATATTGTTGAACTCATAGAGAATAACCCGATAACTAAGTTATCAAACTCGTATAATGGTAAATTACTTACAAAAATTCAAGAGTGTTTCACAGATTTTGAGCAACAGTTGTTTGTATCAAGTTTTTATTGTTATTTGAACTGTGACCAAAAGAAAGATTTTGTGATTGACTTGGATGATATTTGGAAGTGGTTAGATTTTACAGCAAAAAGCAGTGCTAAAAGAATATTAGAACAAAATTTTACAATTGGTAAGGATTATACAAACTTGCTTAACTTGAAAGTGAAGCAAAATTCAAACAGTATCTCGTTAGAAGGTTCTAAAGTAAGAAAAATACACGGAGGTCACAATAAAGAAACACTTATGATGACGGTCAAAACCTTCAAATCACTTTGCTTGAAAGCAGGGACGAAAAAGGCCGACGAAATCCACGAATATTATATGAAAATGGAGGAAATGATACATAAAGTCGTCCAAGAAGAAAGTGACGAATTGAGACTACAATTGGAGCAAAAAGATAAACAGATGGAATCCGCAAAACAAGAACTACAACAAGAACTACAAAAATCAAGAAAAGCGATTGAACAAGCAACCATCAATCAATTCCCATTGAATACCGAATGCGTTTATTTCGGAACAATCGATAACCGAAACGGAGAAGAGAAACTGATAAAATTCGGGCAGACAAATGATTTACAATCCAGAATTTATAATCACCGCTCAAAATTTGATAATTTTGTCCTTGTGAACGCATTCAAAGTACAGAACAAGGTTGAAATAGAGAATTTGGTAAAGAGTCATCCAAAAATCAAGAAACAAATTAGGCAAATTAGTGTGGGTGATAAGGTATATAAGGAGATTATTGCATATGACGATACAAAATTCACTGTTGATAAATTGTCATTATATATAAAGGATATCATTTCAAGTAAACAATACAGTATTGACAACTTCAATTTACTAGTGAAACAAAACGAAGAGATAGGCGAGGCATTGAAGGATGAACGAGAGAAGAATGACGCATTGGTTACATCGTGTAAATCAAAAGATACTGAAATTACCGAATTGAAGAACAATTTAGAGCATCTGAAGAAGAGGGTTGAGTTCCTAGAATCTGAAAACCATACAACTCAACCAATAGTTGAAGAAGATGAACAGACCAAGCGAATCAACCAGTTTGTGGAAGAATGCTGCTTTGTAAATAATGAGGTGGAGGAATCTTCCGTGAATTTGGAAGGTCAGTTCCGAATTTGGAATGGCGTGAAACCGACCAAGGCAATGTTCCATCGGTTGAAAGAATATATGGATACACGTTTCAGACCTAAACGGTTACAAAAACAAGATTTAAATCAAATAGTTCACGGATATATTGGTATTCGGTTGAAACCAATTGAATATAAACCACATTTGGAAAATAACGATACTGAAACATTCTTATTTCAAGTATGTCGGTTTTCTCCCTGTGGTAAAATACTCAATTCGAAATTATTGACGGAGTATCAACGATGGAAGAAGAAGTTAAATAAACCGATTGGCAATGACGACATGAAAGAGCTCAAGCAGTATTTGAACACTTCTCAATATGTGGTGAAAGGCACTATTTGGGATGTTTCAACAAGCAATGAAGGATATTACGGTTTGTCGTTGAAACAAGACGATGAATACCAACACAAGAAAACGTCAAGCACTGGTAAAAAGGTAAATAAAATATGTACGAAGTCGAATCAAGTAATAAACACATGGGAAACGATTTTGAAAGCAGCAACTGACGAGAAGATGAGTGCAGCAACAATGAGTAGAAACGTCAAGAACCGGACAATGTTTGAAGGATATTATTATTCAATCAACATTTAGATCAATCTGTATATTATAAGTGCCTGTTTACACCATTTCAAATGCCGTATTTATCTGTATTGAAATGAAACTTTATATCTATCTATCTCATTTAATTTTGTTCTTTTTCCCAGAAATTTAAAATATTTATTTGCTAAAGCATATTGTCTCGGTTTTTTACTTTGTAATACTTTCAAACGAACTTTCATAATCATTCCTACTTGCCATATACGTTTATGTGTATATTGTTTATTTTTGTATAATTTTTCTAATTTATCAATAGTATTTTCAACATCTTCTGTTGTTGTATACTTTATATGTATTGTATCTTTTGGATTTTTATCAATATATACATCAAACGATTTTTTCGGATTTGTTGGATTGAATAAAAATTGTTTTTTTGTTTTATTTTTAGGATTTTTATTTATTTTTTTTGTATAATGTTTCATAAAATAGAATAATATTTTTATTTATCTATAAACTGGTAGCTGTTTCTTTGTAACCGTAAGCTTCGCAAAAAAAAAAAAAATTGCCTTTGTTATATCCGAGAAATCGGCAATTGAAAGGTTAAAAAGAATGTAATTATAATGTAACGTATTACTTTATAATTTTATATTTACTCATTATTTTCACGGGCTAATT